GTGTTGTATGGGGGGAGCTGTTAAGGGGGCGTATACCACGAGAGTATGCCCGAGTTAACCAAACTAGTGGGAACAAGAGGGGTGGCATTGGCGGGATGCCACTAGGAAGCCATGGTTCATAACAACATGGCGGCGCCAGCCTTGGCTGCGTTAAGTAATACATCTGGATTTGCCAAGACCCAGTCACGGCCCATCTTAAGTGCCTTGGTGCCGAGGCCCTTCACAGCGCCAATAACCTGCCGTACCTTCTTGAGGTGGCCGGAGTTGGAGCTGGCTGGGCTGACGGTCGCATAGACGTATCGCAGGAGATCCATCATGTTGCCAGCAGACGGGTTCCACCGCATCGTGCCTTGCGTGGGGTCAATGGAATAGAACTCGTAGTTGGCCCGAATGTCCAACCTGAGCTCAATTCCAGACGTCGCCGCGCGGGTCACAATGACGATGTAGTGGCTAGGTGCCCACTCCTCAACGGGACGGAGTGTGAAGTCAGATTTCTCGATCGGGAGCCAGCCGACGTGGGCGCCGTCGACAAGGCGGCCATTGTACGACATGTCAGGGAGCGATGCGACGGAACCGTAGGGGTCTACGGGGTCCGGCTCCCATTCCATGGGCACAAGGGCTGCAGCCACTGCACCGCCCTGGTGCGTGGCGTCTCCGAAACAGGAGAGCAGTGCGCCGAATGCGGTAAAGCGGAGTTCATCAACATTGCCTGGGTCATCCACCAGAGTGTACATCTTGTGGTAATCCGTCGCCGGTGGAGTGATGGTGACCCCCGGCGTGGCGTTGAACACGCACTCAATTTTCATTGGTGCCGCTACTGTGTAGCCATTCTGGAGATGGAAGGTGATGCGCGTGGTCGTGGCCGTGGTTGCTGTGACAGTGATTGACCCACCACCCGATGCGACCGTGTAATAGCTGCCTGGTGAGGTCCAGGCGCCACCGCTATAGTAGCGGGGCGTGGCCTTGTAGCTGTAGCTGCCACGGTTAAGTATCGTAGTGGTGAGCGACCCGTCGGTGAAACCGGCAGCCACGTACCAGGTGCTCGCAACTGAGTCCCAGAGTGGTGTCAACTCCTGCACGATGGCACCGTTGGACAACAGCCAAAAGTGCGGCGGCTGCTCAGAGGTGCCACCGTATATGGTGGTGCTCGCGGGTACTGTGCCTTCCCATTTGACGGCGATCGACAACGAAGATGAAGCGGCCGGGACCGCCCCGCCAAGACTAGCACTGATGCATGAGTCGAGGCGGGGGTAAAGCTTCCAGACGCACACTTCGCCGTCGGTGGCGGATGTGTAGTTGATGATTTTTGGCACACTGCGTGCAGTGGTGCGTATTGGCTCGACCGAGGGCACTGGAGATGGTGATGATCCTGCCTGGTCTGGGTCGTAGAGGTGCACTGCGTACGATCGGGCGCGTGCCCAGGCCTCGCTGAGGAGCTGGTCTGGCTTATCATGGACAGCCGTGGCGTCGCGGGCGGTCTGAACTTTCTTCTTGACGCCGCGGACCTTCTTCCCTTGCGATTGTACTGGCGTGGCCATATTGCCGCAGTGTTGTTTTTTTTTTTTTTTTATATATAGAGAAAAGGGGATGCTCCCACGGTCAGTGTCTGGCACGTCAGGTGGTAACAAAAGGGGCGCTATCGTTATACAACTCTCACGCAGAAAGATGTTCTCGGGGGGCCGCAGATCCCATCCGGCCCGACCGGGAATTTAACGACCGACAATAGCCGCGGTCAAACCCTGGCGATTAGGTGCTGTTGCTGGCGTCGCCGCCAAACACCTCAGGCTGTACCTTCTCAACGTCGGTACCGACGCTTAGGCATCCGTCTGGCGGTGGGGTTGGGATGCGGGGTGGTGCAACGGCACCTGGCCCCTCATCCGCTTTGTTCTTCCCCTTCCGCCTGGGCGACCGGTTTGACTCTTTCCCACGCCGCGCTGCAGCCTGTTGGTTCGGCTTTGGTTCGGCCTGACCTTTGGGGCCTGCTGCTGGCTGGGACGGTCCAGGTGCGTCGCCGCTGACCGCCGTTGCTGTGACATTGTTCGTGGCCTTTGGAAGCGCCATCTCGCCATCCGTAATCTCATACATGAAGGGGCCATCAGTGGGTAGGTTGAGGCAGCGCAATTGTTGGAACTCATGCGTTGCCTCGCGCCAAATGCGCACACGAGCGATGACCTCGCCTAGGCACAGGCCCTCACTAGCCTCCAGGATGCAACATCCGGGGACTTTGAGTGAAAGTGGGACCCATACCCCCCTGTAACGCTCTAGGGCCGCTTGGTAATTCGCCCGTTTGACCTTGCCGATCGTGTCCAAGTCTTGCTTGTTGCTCTCCACGGTAGAGGCATCGTCGAATATCGCAAGCGTGTCACCCTTAGCCATGCACGCCATAATGTCCTTGCGCTTCACGGCGGAGAGCTTGAGGGCGATGCTTAGACCTGGCGCCGCCGCCTCCAGACCTGCCATATACTGGGGACCCATAGTGGGGCCGGCTACTTTGGCAAATGCGGGGTCGCACAGGGTCACCTTGCCGACTTTGTCTGACTCGGCTATAGCAGCCAGCTGCTCCGTGACGCACGCTCCGTACGCGCCGACATAGTAGAGATGATACTTGCCAGACGCAGGGGGCAAACTGCGGAGGAACTGGTTGAGCCGATGGAGGACTTTGGTGCCGCCTGGCCGGGCGATGCGTATGCCGTCCAGGACGGCCTCGCCCTTCGGGGCAGGGGGGTCATGCTCCATGTCAATGGTGGGTGGCCGGAGAAGCTCTTCGAGTGACATGCATTTTGCCACCCATGAGTTCCACGCCCTAAAGTCGACACCACCGCCAAGCGCTCGGTCAACGTATGCTTCCATCCAGTCAGGGTCCTCCTGAGGCCATTGGTCGCCCACGAGGTGCGTTGACCACCAGGACGTATCAGAAGACCAACGCTCCTGGCGCCAGCCCTCGGATACTCGCCCGGTTTGCTCGGCCAACTCCATCACGCGGCAGACAAAGGGCCCGAGGATTGGGGTCTTGGCGTCGGTGAGCCAATAGGCGCGGGCCTTCTCAACAAGATGCTTGATAGGGTCGTCACTGAGATTAGAGACGAGGTGGAACTTCCCAAGCGTGCGCCGAATGTCGCACATCGAACTTGGGTCACCTTTGAAGACGTTAGGTCCATATTGCCTCGACAGGAAACAGGGTGGATTCCCGGTGTCGCGTGGGGTTGAAGTGTACTTCATGCCAACCTCCCGCGCCACCCTAAGTATGTTACCTGTCGTCGCCAATGCATCATCACCACCATAGATCCCCAAACGTCGCCACGCATCGTCTGCGTCCATACCGCCGAGGTACATGCCCACAAAGTCGAGATATGCCGATATCAGGCTGTTGCCGTCGCTGGTAGAATTCGAGCCAGACAGCCGTGACCATAGGCTATTGTAGACATGCCCGTGCTTGGTGCGCACGCGGCGTTTGGTGTCTTTTTCCCATGCCGCACGTATCTCATCCCCGTATTGCCGTTCAAACGTGGCTAAGAGGACCAAGAGCTCAGTCTCGCGTAGGTGGTGGCAGAGAGAGCCGTCGAACCGATTGCCATCGTTGTCAAATACCTCAGGGTACTCGATGCAAAGCCTCACAACTGCGTTAGCTATCTCCCGCGGGCTCTTTGAGAAAGCATACCACTCTTGGTCCTTGAGCTTGTTGTGGAAGGCTTTCCAAAATCGGGCTAGGCAGATGCGGTCGCTAGGTGCCATCTGCGTGATGTTCCGCGGGTCATTCGGGGTTGTGTAGGCCTCTTTCTTCTGGAAAGAGCGGAGGGTGTGCACAACTTTGCCACCAATGTCAGCTAAGGCATCAATGATGGCGGCGCGTTGTTTGGACGTGCGGGCTTCAGCTAGCACGACTTCTGGCTCGACTGGGTGGATCCGGCAATTGGTGACGTGTTTGCGCCACTGGGCCAAAAACGCCTCCCGGGCTTGGAGCAGCTGGGTGCTTTCTTGGTAGGGCGGTAGCGCCCGGGCCTGGGGCTTGATCACCCGCTCCTCGATACAGCGGATGTCATTGTTCAAACACTCGTCGGGGGCAAAGCCTTCATTGATTATCGGTCTCATGAAGGCCTTCATTGAGGGTCCCGCCAGGGGATCGATTTTGCCATCGCGTGGGTACTGATAACGCCGCACTGCGGCCTCTAAGGGAAAGATGGGGGTCGTCTTACGGTCCGCGCCAGCGCGGAGGAAGCTGAGAAACAGGAATGCTGCCTCGCCGTCCAGGCTGGTCACGTTCTGAATATGGCTAGCGCTGCCGCGCGATGATGATGTCTCAATCGCTGCCTTTGCCGCTTCATACTCCTTGTCGGTGACTGTGATACAGCTTGTGGAGCCAACGTGCGCGATGGAGTGGCTGATCCCGTCCTTGGTGTGGCGGACCATGTGGACCCAGTCGCCGTCGATGGGATGGAGGCGCTCCAGACGAGCGCCACTGGGTTCATGCGCAGCGCTCCCACAGCCATAGGGCAAAAGCCCGATGAGGTACCGCGATTGACCAATGCGGCAGCGTACCACAAGATACACGAACACGTCTCTAGCATAACGCCAGTGGGCATAGAGGGATGCTATGGTGGCGAGGGCCATTGATGTGCTCAGTACCGCTGTGGACCATAAGACTGATGTGATGCAAAAAACCATACAGTATGTGAAGGTTCTCGCCCAGGTTCCAGTGCGGAGAACCGTGAGCGTGTCCTTGCCGTAGTCCCAGATCTGGTGAGTATATGTTGCTGATCCGGAGAACGTGGAATGCAACATGTGCTTGTCACCATCTCGGTACCACGAGAAAGACATTTCTGGACCATCAGAAGCTGCGGTGTCCGGTGAGATGGTCACCAGATACTTCGGCTCGAATTCCTGCAGCGCTGCCGGCATATCAACGTAGTAATCAGTGTCCACGTACGTTTTGATATGCTGACTAGGGTCATACACGTCATCGCCTGGGGCGACCCCATAATCCTTACCCCAGAAGGGGAAAATGGACCCGGGGCGGCCGAAAGCGACGTCTTGCCTGGACTTCTGCACCATGTAGGCCAACTTGCCATGGAAACCGACAGCAGTATTGCACATTGCCACGCCAGCGTTTGCTTGCGCGCGGGAGTTGGGGTGGCTGTGGTTGGCAGGCGGGACCATGGTTGGGACAGTCATGCGCTCTAGATAGCCGCGAATCCTTGTTGCCTCCTCCGCACAGCTCGACCACACGGGCCGGAATCGCCGGTAGACGACATGCCAGAGGATGATGGCACACGGAATTGCAGCTTGAACAAGTGCAGTAAGTATATGACCATAGTGGTACCAGTAATAATCATACCATATGGGGGTTGGATACACAGCTTCTACAGCACAGTAGTAGATAATTTCCCGGTAGTTACGTCTATACCATACGGGCGCTACGGCTGCGTCACAGAGGCTGCGGGTGTCCCAGTAGGTCATGCCTTCCTGGAACGCCAGATACGAGGCCACCAGCCACTGGGCATAGCCAAATGCCAGGGCGGCGGCGGATACCAGCCCTAAGGCCAGTAACACGCAGAAACCAAGTTTCAACATGTCTGCTAATGGGCGGACCAAAATAGCTCCGCAGAAAT